CGACGACATTCCCTTTTAGGTCTACCCGGCCCGCCCTGGCCGCGCCTCACACGGTGGCGCAATGGGCTCGTGAGCCGGACGAGCGACGCGGAAACTTGCCCGCATATCACCGGCGATCGTGGGGCATCGAACATTTCCCGCAGGCTGCCACGACAACCACCTCGGAGTCGGGCCGGATGCCGTTCGACGCGGCAGGGTGGGATAGACAACGGAGTGACTATGGCCCGTCTTCGCATCATCGGAATCCTTGGCGGGCCGCTCGACGGCCGGCGGCTGGCGTGGGACACGGACGTTGACCTCATGACTTGGACGGACGGCAGCCGGATTTACTACCACGCACTCGATGAGGTGTGGACCGGCAAGCGGATGAAGAAGGTCTTGCGGCACGTGCAGACGGTGCCGATGACCACACGGAAGCAACAGGGGGAGGAGTGATGGGGGGAGTAACGACGACCAGCGAGCAGCCGAAGTGCTGCACGGAGTGCCGCGAGACAAAGCCGCCCGGAGCGTTTGCCGCTCGCACCGGCCTCCTCGGCGGAAGGATGGATGTGTGCCGCTGGTGCATGAAGGAGCGGCGCGACTCGCACCGGACCGACAAGTCGCTCGGTAAGAGCATCCTTCGGGACGCGAAGACGAACAGCCGCGGCGACTTCTGCGAGGAGACGTACGCCACGCGGCGCGACCAGTACATCATCCTCTTGGCCGCGGCCTGCGACCGCTACCGCCAGGCGGAAGACGCCGAGGACCGGGACGGGGCACGGGAAGCGCTGATCTTCCGGTGCCGGCAGCTCCTCGAGGCGGAAGGGCTGGTGTCGACGTGACCACCTTCCAAGGCCAGCACTACTTCGGGTTCGACGAGGCCCCGGCGCAGGCCCACTCGCCGACGAGCGTGGCGGCGGCGAAGTCGCAGACGAAGAAAAACACCGAGAGTCAGCGGCAACGCATCCTCGATCTCCTCGCCGCCCGCGGGGCGATGACCGACGAGGCGATCGGGCTGGCCCTCGGGATCGATCTGAACGCGGTGCGGCCCCGGCGGGTGAAGCTCGTCGCCGATGGGCTGGTGAGGCAGGCCGGCGAAGGCCGGACGGCGGGCGGGAATCGGGCGGTGACTTGGGGGAGGGTGTGAGTTCATGAGTTCACACAAGCGAATCATTGAATCGATCGCCGCGATCCGCGCGCACCTCCGAGACATTGAGACGCTTGGCGAGCCGCCGCACATCAAGGGATATCGGTTTGAGTCAGAGTTCCTTGAGGAGTGCAAGTCGCGTCGGCTTGATGCAAAAAAAGCCCGTGGTGCGCAGCACTACGACCTTCTCGTCTGCGGTCTCCGTGTGCAGTGTAAATGCGTTGTCCCGAATGACATTGGGCTCGTGTTTATCCAGCCCGGCCAGAGGACGTGGTACGTGACTACGGATTTCGACGTGTTGGCGATGAAGTGCGTAGAGGTCACTTACATCATTCCTATGGATTCACTCCCGATGTCGAACGGCCACGTGAGGATCGGAATTAAGCCGTCCGGCCTTCATAGGTGGGTGTCGGCGTGGGATGTGTTTTCTGGAGACCGTGTCGGCAAGCAAGAAAAGACGCTGTTCGACGGGTTGTCTGAGGAGATCACTCCATGACCCTCCCCGCCGACTACTCCGCCCTCATCGCCATCGCCCAGGCCCACGAGCTGGACGGCATCAAGCGTCAGATCCTCGACCGCAACGAGGAGCTGGGGGCGGTGGCGGCTTTCGAGCTGCTGAAGGAGCTGGCGACGAGGCGGAAGGCGTTGGCGGAAGAGCGGCGGAAGTTGCAGGAGCTGTGGGACTCAACGCCGGCGGCGGCGGACCAGGACGGAGAGGAGGACGCGGATGGCGGGTGAATGGATTGCCTACGACATCGGGCTGCCTGACAAGCCAGAGGTGCAGGAGTTGATTGACACGACCGGGAGGCCGGTCGAGGAGATCGTCTTCTCGCTCCTGCGGCTGTGGGGCTGGGCGGCGATGAACACGGCCAACGGCCGGGCACGGATGACCATTCCGCGGCTCGTGCGGACTTGCGGCCAGGATCAAGCCTTTTGGCATCACGTGGCCGCCGTCGGGTGGCTGGAAATCGACGAGACGGACGCCACCGTTGCTATCCCAGGGTGGGATCGCCGGTTCAGCCAGGCGGCCAAGTCGAGACTCCAGCAGGCCGATCGGGCAACGTCGTACGAGGACAAACGCAGACGCGCCGGCAGTCCCGGCGCTCAAGCGCCGGAAGCTCCAACGCTCAAGCGCGGGAGAGGAGAGGAGAGGATTAGAGAAGTTCCTCCTCCTCCGCGAGAAGCTGCGCAAGGGGAGCCGGAATCCACGGACGGCGGATGGCTGGCGTTCCGCACGCTGTGGAACGCCGGCACGGGCCGCCCGTGGAAGCCTGGGGCACCGCCGGACGGCTGGTCGGAGCGTGTTGCCGATCCGGGCTGGCTCGAGCAGGCTCGGGAAGCGGTGGCACGGCTGCCGCGGTGCAAGTTCTTTTCCGATCCTGTGACGCTGCCGCAGTTCGTCGGCCCGAAGTTCGTCCCGCTGTGCCTCGGCGGGCAGTACGACGCCGCCAAGGCCAAGCGGGGCGGCCGGGAACCGGAGGCCCGCACGGTGACGCCGTGGAGCGGTGAGGACATGGAACGCGTTGAGCTGACGCGTCAGAAGGTACTCCAAGCACTCAAGGAGGCGAAATGAACACCTGCACCCGCTGCCCCGCCCCGGCCCGCTGGCGAGACGCCGACGGCCGGCACTTCTGCGGCTCGCACGTGCCGGCGAACGGCAAGCCGCTGGCCCGCCTGCCGGCACCGCCCTTCGACATCGTGGATGCCCTCGACGACATGGCGTGGATGTGGCGCGACGGTGCAGAAGGCGAGACGATCGCTCGGGCCGCCGCCGAGATCCGCCGGCTCCGCGCTCTCGTCGAGGCCGGCTGAGACAAGTCCGGGGCGTGTTAGGTTCTCGGGATCGATGGATCGATGACTCTCTCACGGAGGTGGATATGCGGATTCTCATGGCAGTGGTGGCGATCGTGGCGGTGGCTGTTCTCTCGGGTGCGGCCCACGCCGGCCCCTGGAAGCGTTCGGTGACGACGACCAGGGCGTCGAGCTGCACCGGCGGGAGTTGCTCGACGGCTTCGACCAGGACGGTGAGCCGCGGGGCTCAGGGCCACGCCGAGGCGATGGCGGCTTCGGGCTCGATGGTTCACGCCGCAAGCCACGGCGCGACCTACGAGGGTGTTGGCGTCGGTGGCAGTCCGGCCGCGGCCCTCGGAGCCTGCTGCAACAACGGCGGGACGGTGCTCGAGGAGGGCACGGCACAGGGGCGGGATGGCCGCTGGTATGCCTGCCGGCGCTACAGCCTGCGGTGATTCATTCGGCGCGATTCGTCTAGTGGCAAGATCCCGCCATGCGGGAGACGGATGTTCGATTCCTCCATCGCGTCTTGATTCGGGTGGTGCGTCACGACGGCGGCCACGGTTCGATTCCTTGAAGGGATTCTGAAATGCGTTTCGTCTCGACGTTGGTAGCGGTGGCGGCTCTGGCTCTTGTTGGTGCGTCCGGCGAGGGGGCGATGGCCCCTCGGAAGTCGCCAATCCCGGCAGTGATCCCGAAGACGACTCTGTTCCGCGGCTGGGTGACGGTGACGATCAACGGCCAGACTTTCCCCGGGTACGCCGACTGGCGTGGCTATCCCGACTCGGTGCCGACCGGCGATCCGAACACCTGGGTCTTCGTGGGCAGCGGATCGTCATGGCGGTTGCTGTCGCAAGCGGAGTTGCGGGGCGCGGCCGTCAGGCTCGTGCAACTCGATATGGGTTATTCAAACGGCCCGTTCAAGCCGGGGACGAAGGCGACGGGGCTGTGAGCAACGGGCTGAAGGTTGAATAGTGTCGAGCGTTATTCAAGCGGCGAGGCCGCGGGAGGGGTGAGGTGGCGACGAAACGAGACGAGCAGGCCGCGGACTACCGGGCCGAGGCCATTGCCAGCCCCTTTGCCGAGGCCGCTGAACGCTCACCGACGGTGAGCGAAAAGGGCGACGGGCAAAGTGGCATGAGGACGGAGCGGGTGGTGCTGGAGGTGACGCACGGCGAGTCATTCGGCGTCAGCCATTGGAGTTGGGTGACCATTCTCCGTATCAAGAGCGGCGAGTCCGTCCGCGTCGTCGATACACACGCCGAGGCGGTGGCTGAGTCAGTCGCGTGGGAAGGCGCGAGAGACGCCTACCGAGGACGCATTCTCAGGCTGACCGAAGAGCGTGACGCCGCGATCCGGGAGCGGGACGAGTTTCGCCGCGCATTGACCGTCGAGAACGATCACGCACTGCAGATCAAGGCCGAGCATGACGCTCTCGGTGCCCGCATTGCCGCACTTGAAGCACAAACATCAACCGCCGGTGAAGGTTTGCGTGACGCTCAGGCCGCGAGCGGCGGCGGGGAGGGGGATGTTTCCAAGATTGCAGGGCTTGCGTTTGATGCTGGGTTTGGAGCAAGTCGGGAGGGATTTAATGGCGAGTGCGGATACGACCACCTCGCACCGAAGCAATCGACTTTTGAGGGCGACGGCAGCGAACCTTACGAAAGGCTGAAGCGAGAATCCGTTGCCGCAGTCATCCGCGACCATGTTGCCCCTCCGCAGCCGCGCGGGTGGCTGAGTGAGGAGGAGCGGGAGGCGCTTGGAAACCTTGTCGCCGCAATTCGTCCAAGCGGCTTCTCGATTTACCGAGACGAAATCAGAACCGTCGAATCACTGCTCGCCCGGTCGTTGCCGCCGGAGGTGGTGCTGCCGGTTGCGGATTGCTCGTGGTGCAGTGATTACGCCACGGTCTGGAGGGAGTGCCTGGAAGCTGTCCGCTCGTCGCTCGCCGCGGCGGGCGTGGCGGTGAAGGAGGTGGGGCGTGACTGACCGAAGAACACCCGACGCGAAGTTGATCGAGGCCGTGCGAATCCTCGCCCGCACGATCACGACCGAGGACGGTGTGATCCCCGCGTGTCTCGCTGAGGTGGCGACGCGGCTGGAAGAGTTGGTCGAGGAGCGGCGGTCTATCTCGACGCTGCTTCAGAAGGTCGAGAGCCTGGAGGCAGAGAACAATCGGCTCCGCGAGGAACGGCGGTGGGTGCCGGTGGGCGAGAGGTTGCCGGAAGTTGGATCGCTCGTCCTGGCCTTCATAAACGGCGAAGTCATGGAAGCCACGTTCGTTGGCGGTGGAGGGCTTGCTTGGCAGACAGACCGCGGAGGGTTTAATGCCACCCACTGGCAGCCGCTGCCGCCGGGGCCGGAGGGGGACTAACTCCGCCCATCCGGTTGCCGATGCTGCCCGACGTGTTACATTCCGCCGCCGTCCCAAGGAGGGGTCGGCATGGAGTGGACTTTCACAGTGCCGGGCACGCCGGTGCCTCAGCCGCGACAGCGGATCTCCGCTCGCAACGGATTCGCCCGCGCCTACACGCCTTCCGCCCATCCGATCCACGCCTACCGCCAGGCGGTGGCCCTGCTGGGGAAAGCGGCTAAAGTGCCGCCGTCTGTCGGCTGGTGCGAGCTCACCGTTGAGGCCGTCTTCGTTCGCCCGAAGTCGCACTTCCGGAAGTCCGGGCTGACGGACAAGGCACCGGAGTATCCGGGGCACTCATGCGGCGACTGCGACAACATCGCCAAGGGTGTCGCCGACTCGCTGTTCTCCGAGGACACGCACGTCGTCCGGTGGATTCTCTCCAAGCGCTACGCCGCCGACGGCGAGCTGGCCCACACCGTCGTCGTGGTGCGGGAGCTGTGAATGGCGACACCGCGGCCGGAATCCACGAAGCAGGTGCTGACGCCCGCCCAGGTGGCGATCGTCCTGCGGGAGATCGCCGCCGGCGCGACTCGGGACGATGTGGCCGCGGCTGCCGGAGTCACGCCCTACGTCTTGACGCAGCGTCTGCGGGACCAGCTAGGCGGCATCCGGCTCCGGGCCGGCAGGCCGCGCGGCGACGAAGCCTGGGTCGAGCCGACCGGCGAGGAGGAGCAGGCATCGGCATCCTCGCTGGCTCTCGCTCCCTGGGTCGCAGCTCGAGCTGCCGAACTGCGGGAGACGTGGACGGAAGAACGCTGGGCCAGGGCGATCGGCAAACGGCTCCCGTACGAAGTCGAGGTGATGAGCCCGGCGGAGTCCGGAGATTTCACAGGAGCGGGCTAGCCTGAATAGGGTCGAAGCATGGCACTCGCAACACAACTGCCGGGGATCGCCTCCGTTTCCTTCGTCCGTGGGGACGACTGGGGCGCGACGTTCGACTTCGACATCGCCACCACGAGCTACACGTGGGCCGCGTCGATCCTGTCCGTCGTGAACGATGCCGTGATCGTCACGCCGACGGTCACCGTCATCAGCGCTGCACTCGGGCAGGTGTCCGTGTCGCTCTCCGACACGCAGACGGCCCTGATCGCTCCCGGCACCTACCGGCTGCGGCTCACCGCGACTGCCCCTGGCGGCGTGATCCGGAGGGCTTCCGAAGGGCTCGTCGAGGTGAAGGCATGAGCGACTTCGATGTCAGCCTGACGCCGGCCGCAGCGATCAACGTCACCGTGAGCGGAGGCGTCGGCCCTGCTGGCCCCGCCGGGGCCGGCGGCGTGGCAACGCTCCAAGGGCTCGCCGGGGCTCTGACGCTCGCCGCAGTCGGCGGGACGTGGACTGTGGCGGGCTCGACGATCACGCTCACGGTCACATCAGCCGGGGCCGTCGCCTGGGCCGACATCACCGGCAAGCCGGCCACGTTCGCACCGTCGGCCCACACGCACGCGATTGCCGACACGACCGGCCTCCAGGCGGCTCTGGACGGCAAGCAGGCTGCCGGCAGCTACGCAGCGGCCAGCCACACGCACACGGCCGGACAAGTCACCGGCCTCGCCACCGTCGCAACGACCGGGGCGTATGCCGATCTCTCAGGGGCTCCTGCCTCTTACTCGCTCCCCACGGCCACGGCCTCGGTCTTGGGCGGGGTGAAGATCGGCTCTGGGCTGTCGATCGACGGATCCGGCGTCGTTACCGCTGCGGGAACGTACACGCTCCCGGCTGCGACCGTTTCGGCCCTCGGCGGCGTCATCGTCGGCACAGGGCTGGCGGTGACGAGTGGGACGATCTCGGTCAGCTACGGCACGAGCGCGAGCACCGCATGCGCGGGTGACGACGCGCGTCTCTCGGATGCGAGAACGCCGACGGCCCACAACCAGGCGTGGTCTACAATTACAAGCACGCCGACGACGCTCGCCGGCTACGGCATCACCGATGGACAAAAGACGATCACCAGCGGCACAGCCGCCCCGTCCGGCGGGACTTCCGGGGATATCTACTTGAGGTACTCCTGATGAACCTGACCGCTCTCGCCGCAAAAATCCGCGACCCGCAATACGCCGGGCTCTCCGACCAACTCCTGGCCGACGCGGTCAACGGGCTCCGCGTGTCGGTTCGTCGGCCGGTGCCGACGTGGCAAGTACGGCAGACCGCCATTGAGGGCGGGTACTGGCCCGCGCTCGTCGAGGCTCGGGAGTCCACCACGCCTGCCGTTCGTGGTCTGGCAATTACCGTTCTCGCGTGGATCGACGACCAGAGCGGCACGATCCAGAGCGTCGATATGGATCGACCCGCGGTCATCGGAATGCGGGCCGCGCTCGTTCAGGCTGGCATCTGTTCGCAGCCGCAGGCCGACGCGCTGTCGGCGCTGGCCGATGTGTCGATCCCCTGGACGGAATCAGTCGGGCTGCCGGAGATCGGCGTGGGGCTTATTGTCAACGCACGGAGAAACCCCAATGGCTGATCTAAAACTTGCATACGGCACCGCGAGCGATGTGACGATCACGCTGGCGAGCCTTGCGAGCGACACAAACCTTTTGACCGGCCGAGAATCCGATGTGATCGAAAACACATCGCTGCTCGTTCTCGACTATCTGGTGTCGGGCAAGATCACCGCGGGCACCTCGCCAACGGCCGCACGGTCAATCGAGGTGTGGGCGGTCGGATCATGGGACGGAACGAACTGGCCGGACGTGTTTGACGGCACAGAGTCCGCCGAGACGATCACGTCTGCCGACATCAAGGCGAGCGTCTGCCGGTTCCTTGCTGCAATGGCAACAGCGAACACGACCGACCGCGTCTACCATTTCGGGCCGGTGTCGCTTGCGGCTGCGTTTGGGGGCGTGCTGCCGCCGAAGGTCGTGTTGTTCATCACGCACTCAACCGGTGTGAACCTTAACAGCACCGCCGGGAATCACCAGATCCGGCTCCAGCCCGTCTATCAAACCATCAACTGATGCCACGCTACGAATACCCATCGCTACGCCAGGGGCTTGTCGGCTGTTGGGTGCCGTCCCTCGGTGCAAGCGGTCTGTCGTTGATCGACAGGAGCGGGCGAAACGCGCACGGCACGTTGACCAACATGGGCGGTCAGACCTCGTGGCAGCCAGTGGCTGGTGCGCCGGCGGTGACTCTCGACGGCACGAATGATTTTTCTGTGTCGTCTGATCGCACGGGGCTTGCCGGAAACGTGCCTTGGTCTGTGGCGTTCTGGTTGTACAGCAGCGCGACAGGCGGCACGGTGATTTACTCCGGCGGTGGATCATCGGCTGGGCTCGGCATTCTCGTTCGATTGGGCAGCTCGGGAGGCCTGTCCTATTCCGGCGGAACAACGAATTGCACAATCGCCAATGCGTTCGATTTAGGGAAATGGACGCATGGCGTGTTTGTTTACCCAGGAACCGTCATCCGCGAAACGATCTATTACAAGAACGGGGTGCGCCTCGGAACCGTCTCCGAAAGCCCGGCGAATGCTGCAAACGTGGCGGCGAACTACTCGCGACAGTCTGTGTGGCTTGGATCGCTTTCCGGTACAGGTCAATTCCTCAACGGTTCGCTCGACGACGTGCGCCTCTACAACCGCGCCCTCACGCCCTCCGAAATCCGCCTGCTTGCCTCCCGTCGCGGGATCGGGCTCCAGCCGCTGCCGGATCGTGCGGCGGGGCTGCCGCGGAAGCTCTCGGTGAATGTGGGCGGTGATTGGCGGCCCGCAGATGCTTACGTCAACGTGGCCGGGGCGTGGAAGCTCGCCCAGGCCAGCGTCAACGCCGGCGGAACGTGGAAGTGATCCATGCCAGCCAAGCTACCCCGATGGCAGCCGAACAGGCCGAAGCGAGTATCGACACGAGAGCAGCGGCACTACCTCACGCCTGAATGGCGTGCCAGACGGGCGAGAATCCTGATCCGAGACGCCAACGTCTGCACCGATTGCGGCCTGGTCGTCAGCGGATCGGAAGCCAACGTCGACCACATCATCCCGCTCGATGACGGCGGGGGAGACAACGACTGCAACTTGCAGACCCTGTGCAGGTCTTGCCACTCGAGGAAGACCATCGCAGAGCAGAGGAGGAAAGGGCGGCTGTGATACACGTCGTGACCGGCCACATCTGTTCCGGCAAATCCACGTGGGTGATGCAGCAGGCAAAGGCAGGCGACGTTGTCATCGACTTCGACCGGATGGCGATGGCAATGTCTGCGGAAGGAACGCGGTCGCATGACTACAGCGAGGCAGTGCGAGACGTGGTCTGTGTTGCCCGATGGGCGGCGATCGATGAGGCCAGCAGGCGGCACAGGCTCGGACAGGTCGACGACGTGTGGATCGTTCACGCCTACCCATCCGCCAAAGACCTGCGGCGCTACTCGATGCTCGGCGCGGCGGTGAAGGTCATGACGGCACCGGATGACGTGCTGATCGCCAGGGCGAAGGCGGAGCGGCCCCTACGGATGCAGCAGTCGCTGGCAGACGCCATGCAGACCGGGGTGGGGTCAGTCGCAGGATCCAAAATCGTCAGGTAGTCACATGGCCACCACGCGCGAATTTCTGTCGGGTTTTGACCTAAGTGAGGTGCCACATGGGCCGGCGGGGACCGATTCCGAAGCGTGATTCACAGCGATCCGCTGACGGCAGGAACACTTTGCACCGCAAGACGGCATCGCCGGCCCCGGAAGGCGTCGACCCGCCTGCGACCGTCCAAGGCGATTCTGCGGCGCTTGAGTTTTGGAACCGGCACGCCGACGCCCTGGTCGAGGCCCGCCGGCTGCGGCCGGAGCAGGCGGAGGTGTTCGGAATGCTCTGCCATTTCCACAGCGACATCCTCGTCCTCATGGCAACGGTGCAGGCCGGCGGTGCGGTGATCGACACGCAGAAGGGGCCGGTGCCGCACCCGGCGACGAAGCTCCTGCGGGATGCCCGTCGGGACTTCGTTTCACTCGCCAGGGATTTCGGCCTGACCGCGGCGAGCGAGTCGAGGCTGCCACAGGAGCCGACCGATGGCCAAGAAGACAGCGACGAAGCCGATCTCCGTTCCTTCACTGGATGACGGCAGCGACCGCCCGGAGTGGTGCGACGGCTTCGTGTGGGACAAGACGGCCGCCGACCGGCCGGTCCAGTTCATCGAGAAGTTCTGCCGGGCACCCTCGCAGGACGGCGGGCCAGCCAAGCCGATGCGGCTGATCGAATGGCAGCGGGAGCGAGTCATCCGGCCGATCTTCGGGTGGAAGCGGCCAGACGATCGGCTCCGCTACCGGCGGGCCGGCATCTTCTGCCCGAAGAAGTCTGGCAAGTCGTTCCTGATGGCCAGCCTTGCGCAATACATGCTCTGCGCCCACTTCCCGATCTCCGACGTGTACGTCGCCGCCGTCGACCGTCTCCAGGCCCGCGAGATCTACCGCGTCGTGGCGAAGTTCGTGCAGGCCAGCCCGCAGCTCTCCAAGCTCCTCGAGGTGATCGACTCCCGGTCCATCATCCGCAACCGAGAACACAAGAACGTGTTGCGGTGTTTGAGCGCCGACGCCTACCGGAACGAAGGGCTTAACGGCTCCGTGATCGTCGATGAGATTCACGCGCATCGCTCCGACGAGCTGATCTCCGCTCTGACCTACGCGACCCGGGCGACACCCAACGGGCTCGTCCTGGCGATCAGCACTGCCGGTGACGACCGCAACGGGGTCGGCTTCCAGTGGTGGAAGGATTGCGAGCTCGTCATCCGCAGCCCCTCGGCGAATCCGTCGTTCTACGGGCTCATTTACGCGGCCGATCCGGACACGGACGACTTCTCCGACCCGGCCGTCTGGCGGAAGGCCAACCCGTCGATGGGGATCACGTTCCGAGAGGAGGAGTTCCGGGCGGACTACGAAGACGCCAGCACCGACCCGCGGAAGATGGCGAAGTGGCTCCGCTACTCGCTCAACGTCTGGACCGAATCCGACAATCGGTTCTTCCACGGCGACTCGTTCACTCGGCTCCGCGTGCCGGCCCTCGACATCCCGGCCGGTACGCCCTGCTGGTGCGGGCTCGATCTTGCCAGCAACCGGGACATCACGGCGGCGGTGTTCCTGTTTCGCCGGCCCGACGGCGGATTCGATCTGGTGCTGAAGTGCTGGGTGCCGGAGCAGACCGTGGCAGAGGCGGAACGGAAGACCAAGATCCCCTACACGACGTGGATCCGTGACGGCTGGATGAACGTCACCGAGGGCGCGCGGCTTGATCACGAGAAGGTAGCTGCCGACATCGTCGAGTTTTCCAAGCGCTATCCGATCCGCCAGATCGGGGCCGACCCGTGGAACCTGGGCGGCATCGCCACCCTATTTCACAGGGCAGGCATCGAAGTCACAGAAATAGGGCAGGGAATCGGCTATCTGACTGGCCCGACGAAGCTCCTCGAGGGGCTCGTGGCGGACAGGAAGATCGCCTACGACTCGCCGGTCATGGACTTCTTCGCCAACAACGTCTGTGTCCGCCAGGACGCAAACGGAAACATCGCCCCTGACAAGGCGAAGAGCCGCGAGAAGATCGACGGAATCGCTGCCACAGTCAACGCTCTCGCCATCGCAATGACCGCGGAAGCGGAAATGCCGGCCGACTCTTGGAACATCGTCGTCCTATGAGCAAGACCCGCGCCAAGACGACGACGAAGCCGAAGGCACCACGCCGGCGCATCGCCACCGAGACGGTGATGGACGAGCGGGGCATCGAGGCCCTCACGTACGGCTACCACGGGCTCCGATCTTCGGACATCGTCACGCCGGAATCGGCTCGGAACGTCGCGGCGATCTTCGCCTGCTGCCGGTTCATCGCCCAGGCGGTCGCGTGCATGCCGGGGCGGATCATCCGCACCATGCCGGACGGATCGAAGGAGCGCGTCACCGACCTGAGCCCGCGGCCGATCGGAGCCTACCGGGCACTCTGCGAACAGCCCAACGGCTGGATGTCGCTCTTCGACTTCAAGCAGCTCCAAGTGTTTCACGCCTGTCTCTACGGCCGCGCCTACGCCCGGAAGATCGCCGGCGAAGGCGGGCTGGTCACGACTCTCGTGCCGCTGCACCCGAGCCGCATGAAGCGGCCGGTCATGCAGAACGACGGGACGCTGATCTACCCGTACCTCCAGGCCGACGGGAAGACCGAGAACATCCCGCAGTCGGAGATCGTCCACATGAAGTGGATTTCCGATGACGGCATCGAGGGCATGCCGCCCAGCGAGATCTGCGGCAACACGATCGCGCTGGCTCAGGCGCTCGACCGCAGCTCGGTGGCGTTCTGGCGAAACAACGCCCGACCCGACTTGTTCCTCGAGTCGAGCGAACAGATCCCGCCGGAAGCGGTCGACCGGCTCCGGCAGCAGATGAGCGATCTGTACGGCGGCCCCGACAACCGCGGCCGGCCCGCGATGCTGCCGAAGGGCGTGAAGGCCACGCCGATCGCCGGCAACTCCGCCGAGTCGATGCAGATGATCGACCAGATGGATTCGATCGTCGCCAATTGCGCCCGGATCTGGGGGCTCCCGTCCACGCTCCTCGGCGACTACCGGATGGCGAAGTTCTCCAACGTCGAGCAAGAGTTCCTGACGGCTCACGTGTTCTGCCTTCAGCCGTGGGCGCTCCGCTACGAGGGTGCCTACGACCTGTCGATCATGCAGGTGTACCGGAAGGGCTCGCCGCAGGACGGCATCACGCCCGACCGCGTGCATTTCAAGTTGGATCCTCGCGGCCTGCTCCGGGCCGACACGGCCGCCCGCACCGGGCTTTACCAGTCGCTCTTCAACATGGGGGCGATCACGCCCAACGAGATCCGCTCGCTCGAGGACTTCGATCTCCTCGACACGCCGGCGGCCGATCAGACGTACATGCAGCTCGGCTTCTCGACGCTCGACGCCGCGGCCGCCCAGGCCGACGCACTGACGGACACGCAGCCCGACGAGCCGGCCGACACGACCGACACGTCCACCGACGAGGAGGCGACCGATGGAGCCTGAACGCCGCTACCTGCCGATCGCCGACAACGAAGACGCGATCCGTGTGGAGACGCGGGACGACGGGAAGAAGCTCCTCTCCGGCATCTCGCCGCCGTGGGAATCGCTGTCGGTCGATCTCGGCGGCTTCCGCGAGAAGTTCGTGGCGTCGGCGTTCGACAAGATTTTGGGCCGGCACCGGAACGACCCGCGAGGCTCGGTCGACGTGCCGTTCCTCTTCAACCACGATGCGTCGTTCATCACCGGCCGGACGAGTAACGGCCGGCTGACGCTGGAGAAGACCACGAAGGGGCTCGGCTACACGCATGATCCGCTGATGACCACGCAGGGGCGTGATCTCCTGCTGATGGTCGAAGACCGCACGATCTACGGGGCCAGCTTCGCCTTTTCGGTGAGGGCTGAGGGAGAGCAGTGGACCGAAGACGGCAAGGGCGGCGTGCTTCGCACGATCGTCGAGGCCGACGGGCTCTATGACATCAGCGCCGTGACCCGCGCCGCCTACCCCACGGCATCGGTCGGCATGCGGTCACTCGACGCCTGGAAGGCCGCCCGCGGCGTCGTCGCCGCCCGGGCCGAAGGCAATCTCACCGTTTCGCTCGACTTCGACGGCACGTTTACTGCCGCTCCCGGCCTGTGGCGATCATTCATTCAGGATGCCACGGCCCGCGGCACGAAGGTCGTGTGCATCACTCGCCGCGAGGACACCGAAGAGAACCGCTCGCAGCTCCTGACCGCCTTCGGCGACGTGTACGCCGCGCTTGATCGCGTGGTGATGTGCGGGGTCGCCACGCAGAAGCGTGACGCTGCCGCCGCCGCCGGCCTCGAGGTGGACATCTGGATCGACGACAGCCCGGAGAAGATCCCGGCGGCCGGCGGCGATCCGGCCGGCACCCGTTCGGTGAAGGTCTCAACGCTGGCAGGCCAAAAGGCTGCCGCCGCCGCGGCGGCGATGCGTCTCCATGCGAGGTGACATGAACGAACCAGCCGTGTGCCGCCGATGCGGAGCCCGGATGCGTGTCGTCCGGTCCCGAGCATGCGGCGATCAGCAGCATCAGTACCTGACCTGCACGACGTGCGAGGCGAAGCGGTCGCGTGTGGTCGATGCCCGAAGTGTCTGGAGACGCAAGCGATGACACCCGACCAACTGCAATCCGCCGTCCTCGCTCTGATTGCCGGCGCGCGGCTCAAGTCCGCCGGCGGGCTGACCGTCAGCGAGTTCGGCTCGCTCGTCGTCGAGGTGATCCGCCTGGCGGTGGCCGGGCTCGACACGATCAACACGCTCGACGGGGCCGCGAAGAAGTCGTGGGCGTTGGCCTGCGTCGGCACGCTGTTCGACGCGGTCGCCGATAGCTGCGTGCCGTTCGCGGCCAAGCCGATCTGGTGGGTGATCCGTCCGGCCGTTCGCACGCTCGTTCTCTCGGCCGCCGGCGGGGCTCTCGAGCAGATCCTGAAGCTGACCCGCGCCGCCTCCCCGGAGCCCGTCGCATGATCCCGCCGCTCTGGATGCTCGCTGCCGCCGCCGCGGTGGCCTACCTCCTCTGGTCCCGCCCAGCGGTCGCGCCCGCGCTGCCGCAACTGCCGCCCCTCTCGCCCATCGTTCCGCCCGGCATCATGCCGCTGGGGATGCCAGGGGCAGCGGCAGGAGGCGGCGGGCCGCACCCGCTAACGCTCCTGGCGATCCTGGGGGCCGGGGCAATGGTGGCTTTCTCGATTCTGGAAAGCGGAAAACCGGCCCCGGCCCCCGGCCCCGCGCCGGTCGTCGGGCTCGATCTCCGGGGCCGATTCGTCGGCGTCGATGCCGCCGCCGATGCCGCCACGACTGCCGCCTTGCTCGAGGAGTTGGCCTCGCAGATCGAGTGGGACGGATCGCAGACCGAGCCGCGGCTGAAGACCGGGGCTGCCTTCGATGATCTCCGCCGCGTCGCCCGCGAGCTGCGGACGCGGGGCGTGTCGCTCGGGGCTCGGCAACCGGCCGTCCGCGACGAGATCAAGCGATTCCTTGACGCCGAGGCCGGGACCGAGGGCGGGCCGGTCGATGCTGCCAGCCGGGCGAAGTGGGTGAAGGCGTACCGGGCCGTCGCCCAGGCCGCGGCGGAGGCGACCCGATGACCGCAAGGCAACGCACCGTCTGGACATGGTCCGCGATCGGCTTCGTCGTCTTCGCGGCCGTTATCGGCGCGCTGGTCGAGCGGGCCACGCACCGCATCGCCGCCGGGGTGGAAAGTCGGTTCGGCTACACGCCCGACCCGGAAGGGCTCCGTCGCGTGATGGCGGAGTTCGGCCCGCAGGGGCGATTCTCCGCGGCCGGTGCCGAGGCGATCGAGAAGGCCGAGCAACGCGACACCTTCCTCTATCGATCGGCGTACAAGGCTCACCAGGCCGTCTACGGCCAGCCGTGGCTCGTCGGCCGGCAGGGAATCGGCGACTGCGTCTCATGGGGCTGGGGCCACGCCGTGTGGATCGCCCTCTGCTGCGACTGGGAGACGGGCCGTCTCGCCAATCCGCCGCCGATGGTCTGCACGGAGAGCATCTACGGAGGCTCCCGCGTCGAGGCTCGGGGCCGTCCGGGGGACGGGCGGAATCCGGTGGGCGGATACTCCGACGGCTCCTATGGGGCAGCCGCGGCCCGCTGGGTGCGGGACTGGGGCGTGACGTTCCGCCGTGAGGCCGGCGGCCACGATCTCCGCGTCTACTCCCCAGAGACGGCAAAAGCCTGGGGCGCGTTCGGCAACGGCGGCCAGGGGGACGGCGGCAAGTTCGACGAGTTCGCCAAGACACACCCGGCGAAGCACGTTGCCGCGGTCGGCACCTTCTCCGAGGCCGCCGCCGCGATCGAGAGCGGCTACCCGGTGGCCGTCTGCTCCGGGCAGGGATTCGCCAACGTCAGAGACGCCAACGGCTTCGCCGCTGCGTCCGGCTCGTGGGCGCATTGCATGGTGTTCATCGCCGTCCGCTACGCCGCCAACGGCTCGCCGGAAGACGGGCTCCTCTGCCTCAACTCGTGGGGGCCGTCGTGGATCTCGGGACCGTCCTGGCCGGGCGATATGCCGGCGGGATCGTTCTGGGTGAAGCGCTCCGTCGTCGATCGGATGCTCGGCGGGGAGAACACGGACTCCTTCGCCGTCGGCAGCGTTGACGGGCTCGGTCATCGCCCCCTCGACAACGGCGCTTGGCTCCAGCCCGCCGCCGCCCGCCCGCAACCCGCCCGCGTGATTGCTGACACGTTCTCTCTCGCCCCGTGAGGCCAGCATGATCCTCGACCGCAAGATCGTCGCCATCGTCCTCGTCGCCCTGGCCGTCGGCTGGTGGCTCGGCTCCTCGCCGTCGAGCCCGATCAACCCGACGCCGCAGCGGCCGGTGTTGCAGGCCGTCGGCCGGCTGGCCCGGATCGCCGCCCGGCTCGGGCTGTGGGCCGCACTCGCCGCCGAGCCCGCACCGCCGCAGGCCGACAGTCGGCAGCTCGTTCACGCGCCGGCGGTTGATGCCGACGGGCACCGGATCGTTGATCACGGGGAGGGCTGGTGATGACGTTGTACCGCTCGATCCTCGCCTTTCTCGCCAGCCTGTCGGCCGACCCGGCTGAGATCGACCGCGAGCCGCCGCGCGCCGCCGCGGCCGTCGCCGCCGCTTACGCCTCACTGGCCCCCGAGGTGGCACCGACGCCGCCACCGGCACCGGCGAAGTGTGGCTGCGGTGGGAAGTGCTCGGGCGGCATCTATCGACCGGACGGACGCATCGAGATGAAGTGCGAGTCGGGATGCCCATGTGGCTGTCGCAAAAGCGCCGGCCCCGTTCGCTGAGAGGTAACGCCCGCGGGCTGCCCTCGCGCGGGGCCGGCGTCTTGCGCTTCGATAGCACCACCCAATTCACAGGGCTCGGAGGCTCTCCGTAGTGTCGATGCGTGCAGTGATCGCACGTCCACCGACAAACGAGGTATCCCATGTCCGCCCGCCGCCAGCTTCTTCAGGACGAGGCCGCGAAGATCTCGACCGAGATCGAGAGCCTCCGCGCTCTTTCCCCCGACACTCCCGAGGAGTGTGCGACGGTCGAGCTGCGTCTCGGCGAGCTCGCCACCCGCGCCGACGAGATCGCCCCGAAGCTCGCCGCCGAGAACGCCCTCGACGCCAAGCTCCTCGCTCTCCGCCAGGGCATCACCAGCACCTCGGAGAACCGGGCCGCGGTGAAGGACAACGAACACGAGGACCGCGGCACGCCGGCTCTCGGCGGGAACCGCGGCTTCCGATCGGCCAAGGTGGCCGCCGATGTCGGCGAGTTCCTCCAGCGTCTCGCCGCCGGCGAGAAGCGGGCAATGGGCGAAACGACCTCCGGCTACGGCGATTCCTACGTCGTAACGGAACTGTTCAACGCGGTGGTCAACCGGCTCCAGTACCAGTCGGTGGCCCTGCAACTCGCCTCGCTGTTCCGGCCCGCCGGACAGTCGATCAACCTGCCGAAGAGCGGTGAGTTCACCGTGAACTACGCCGCCGAACACGCGGCGTTCTCCGATCAGGACATTTCGACCAGCGGCCCGACGCTGACCCTCTACGAGGCCGGCGGCTCGGTCGCGGTGTCGAACGCCCTCCTGAACGACTCGCCGATCGACGTGGCCGGTCTGATCGTCGACCGCGTCAGCTACGCCTTCGCGGTCTGGTACGACCAGAAGTGGCTTGCCGGCAACGCATCCGCCCCGACGATCTCCGGCCTGCCGGCTGCCGTCGCGGCTCTCAGCGGCAACCCCAACACGGTTACCGTGGCTCTCGCCTCCTCGACCACGTCCAACAACCTCGCCGACGTGGTCGGCAAGGTGGACGAGTCGGTCATGGGGACGGGCGCTTGGGTCGCCAGCAAGGCGGGCTACGTCGACCTGATGAAGATCTGGTCGGCCCAGCAGACGACCATGACGGTCGGCGGCGGTCGCGTCGTGCCGACGGTGTTCGGTGCCCCGGTGTTCCTCGCCAAGGGCATGCCCGCCACCACGCTGGCCCTCTACGGCGACTTCTCCAAGTCGACCGCGGTCGGGTTGGCTGCGGAGGGCATCAAGTTCGACGTGGCCCGCGAACTGCTCGTCCGCAACCGGCAGACGCTGTTCGTCGCCTCGAGCAGGCTGGGTGTCCTGAACCACGGCCCCGAGTTCGTCGGCCGGCTCGCCAAGGCCACGTCCTGATCCTGTCTCCCCCGAAGTGAGGCCGGCGGGTGGCGCTCCCCAGCCCCCCGCCGGCCTCCTCGTTCTTTCCCCGCGAGGATCACGCCATGCGGTTCCCCCGCCCCCGGTCGGTCGTGGTGGTCACGCCGCCGGTGGTCGAGCCGGTGCCGCTCGATCTCGCCAAGAATCAGTGCGGTCTCGTCTCCGAGCAGCAGGACGACGACGAGATCCTGCTGACGCTCATCGCCACGGCTCGCAGGCTCTGCGAACGCCGGCTCGGCGTTGCACTCGTGGCCACGCAGTACCGGGCGAAATGGGGATTCAACGCGAACGCGATGGGAGCGTTCGCCGACGAGTCGACCGCGTGGCCGAACGGGGTCGAGCTGCCGAATCCGCCGCTGCTCATCAGCGGCTCCTACCCGATCTCCCTGACGGTCGACGGCACGGTGATGGACGCCGGATCCTACGCCATCGACGCCGACTGCCGGCCGGCTCTGATCCGATTCAACCTTCAGCCCGGCCTCGGCTGGGCCGGCGGTGAGCTGACGGCAACCTACTGGGCCGGTGTCGCGCCGGGGCAGCAGATCGCCCCGCAAATACGCTCGGCGATGCTCCTCATCATCAGGCACCTCTACGACAACCGCTCCGCGGTGCCGACCGACGTGTCGGCGATCGTCCTGCCGATGGCCGTGGAAACGCTCCTGGCGAGCGAGTCGATCGACGGGAGGTTCTGATGCCGACCGTCAATTACCGCGAGTCAGGCGTCATCGAGTATCCGGCTGAGACGCGGAACGCCCTCGGCGAGACGATTCAGACGTGGACGACGTTTGCCAGGGTGCGGGCTTCCGTCGAGGAGTCGTCCTACTCCGAGCAGCAACGCCGGCAGCAGGTGGGCGGCACGATCTCTCACACGGTGATGCTTCGCTACGTCGCAGGCGTCACCGGCAAGATGCGTTTCCGGTGGACGAGCCGCGGCAACCGGTTGCTCTACATCGCCTCCGTGGTCGAGCGTGGCTCCCGAGACGAGCTCGAGCTCGGCTGCGAGGAGCAGGCCACATGAGCGACATCCAGACCGACGCACTGCTCTGGGCCAACTGGGATCAGGTCTCCGGCGAGATTGGGGCGCTGATGCAGCGGTACAAGGTGCTGCCGCGGCACATCGCAAAGAAGCACCTCGGCAAGGCGATGCGTGACGCGCTCCGCCCTGGGGTCTCGGCACTTCGGGCCGCCACGCCGGTCGGCATGGTGATGAAGGCGAACAAGAAGGGCGTGGTCAAGCTCCGCCGCAACGGCGCTCTCCGGCGTGCCGCCACGGCCAAATCGCGGTACATCGGCAACAACCGCGACGGAATCGCCGTCGGCACCCTTGGCTACAAGTACGGCGAT